ACAAACACCGGTCCAAGCAATATCAAAAAGTTTTGATTTGCACATAGACACACAAAAACAAATGACACAGTTGCTTAGTCTAATTAATACACAAGATGAGCACATTAAATTAATAACTACAAAATTGCTAAAGATTGAAAAAACTTTAGCAAGATTTCAAATGACCGAGGGCGCTGATGTCAAATCTAGCTAATATCAATTTAGAAGAGAATCTTTATGAAGACTATAAAGGTGAGCTTGAAATGAAATACTTTGGCGGCGTCAACTCAATCGGTGAGCCGTGGTTCTCTAAAAGTGAAAAAGAAATAGAGGATGAAGCTACAAAACAAGTAAAAGAATTTATGGACCGTAATTCATAAATAATTAAGCGCGGCGTGTGGTTTGGAGTAGTATAACCCGCCGCGCCTGATCCCTGATCCATTGGGCCAGATATGGCGTTAGTATAATCAATGGATCTGGGATCAGTACAACCGCGAATGGCGGGACTGGTCCGGTGATATAGTAATCCGGCAATGCTGAAACACTAGAATTGTAAGTTGTGAACTTACTGGCAATGATCAGCGCCAACCGAATATGTCGAGTTTAAGCTGATCAAGGCCCTCTATTAAAAATTGCCGCCCCTTGCGGGCCGCCTTATAAATTTTGGGCCGAGTTATTATCCTAACTTGCCGAGACGCGAGCGCAAGCTCGCGAGTAGGTGGGAGGGTGGGCCCGGAGTTCTCGAGCTTGACAAATAACTTAAAATGATTAATATGGGATAATATAAGAAAGGATAATATATGAAATACAAAGTAATAAATAGTTTTAAAACATATTCATATGTTTTAATTGAAGCAGAAAATGAAAAACAAGCTAAAATAAAAGCAAAAACTGAGCCGCTTGAATGGCTAGATTTAAAAGGTGTGGAAAAATCTAAAATAGAAAGCGTAGAATTATGTTAATAAAAGACGCTAAAAAAATCACGGACAGTTTTACAAAAACCAGCAAGATGCCTGGACTATCTTACAGCCTGCCGGCGTGGGAGTGCAAGACCGGCTGGAAACTTTCAAAAGTTCCTGGGACGCCCTGCTTTAGCTGCTACGCTAAAAAAGGAAATTATACAAGATACCCAGCAATTAAAGAAGCACAGTATCGAAGACTAAAAGCAATTGATCACCCGCAATGGGTTGAAGCAATGGCCGTTAAAATTAAAAATCAAAAATGGTTTAGATGGCACGACGCCGGGGACGTTCAGAGCGTCGAGCATATGGCCAAGATCTTGGAGGTTGTAAGGTTAACACCTAACACACGCCACTGGTTACCAACTCAAGAGCGCCAATTTTTACCGGACCCGAAGGACGTGCCCGATAATTTAGTTATAAGATTATCAAGATCTAAAATAGACGGCCCGAGCTCCAGCGCTTGGTCCCACGAGTCAGGCGTTACGACGTCCGAGAATAGAACCTGCCCCGCTCCGGACCAAGGCGGCAAGTGTAATAGTTGTCGTAAATGCTGGGACAAGCGAGTTCAAACCGTGGTATATGGAAAGCACTAAAATGAAATTAAAAGAATTAATAAATAAATTACAAAAACTAGAAAAAACTGAAAGCGGTGAAGTATCTTTTAAAATAGCTTCACCTAATTGGGCTGAAGGCGACAAGCTTGAGGAATTAAATTTAGTTTTAATTGAAAATGCTGATGATGTATTTACTGAAATAATTTTTGAAAAAGAATAATGCTAGTATTCAAACACCCAAAATTTTATGAAGAGATAAGAAAGAGAGCGAAGCGCGAACAGGCGCTCGAGCGCAAGCGAGCGAGCGAGCGAGCGAGCAGGCGGGAGGGTGGGCCCGCGAGCAACGAGCCGGCAAGCGAGCAAGCAAGCACTCAAGCGTCCGACGAGGACGCGAGCAAGCAGCGTTGAATGTGGTCCCAATCATTGATGGCGAGGGAAGGTGTTTCGCGATGATCGGTCAGAAGACCGGGGATCGATTTACTCTCGTATAATTTAACCAGCTTAAGGGAAGGCTGGTTAACAAGGATAAAATCACGTTTAGTCCTAGTTAAATGAAAAAGTTTTTGGTGTGGACTGAAGGATATTTTATTGCCGTGAACCACCTTAAGCTCAACCATAAAAAAACCACAAGAATCGTTATATCCCAATAGATCTGGCACACCGAAGGATGCCCAAGACTCCAGTCTAGTCCACTGAATTTGAGGTGTTTTCTTCTTAACTAATTGCCAAAATTTGCTCTCTGGTTTCACTAAATTTGTTATATATTACAGGACATAGAAGTAAATAAAAACAGGACAAAAACAGGACTTATTTTGCAAAATGAATACTTTTTTGCTATAAATACGTCGTATGACAGAACTTACAAAGAAGGTTAGAGGAAGACCACCAGCTAGAGCATTAACTAAAAAACAAAAAACATTTGCAGAATTGTATGTGTGGGAGAGAGGTAATAAGAATAATACTCAATGTGCCTTTGAAGCTGGATATAAAACTAGAGCTACCAAAGCAGCGTCTGATTTATTAAACAGAAGAATGTATCCTTTAGTTGGTAAGTATATTGAACATCTTGAGAAAGAGCAAGAGATGCGATTTAGAATAAACAAGTCAATTCATATGCAAGACCTAGGTAAGATTAAAAATGTATCTATGGAACAGCCTTCTACATACTCGGTAGCTCAAAGAGCAGAAGAGAATAGAGGTAAGGTAATGGGTTATTATAAGAATGAAAACATCAACACCAATATAAATATAGAATTAGATAGTATGACTAAAGAAGATTTAGTGAAAGAGTTTAATTCTTTTTACGAAGATAAGATAAAAGATGTTACCCCAACAGCAGAAATAAAAGAATCAGAAGAAGAGTCAGACCCTGATAATGATTCAGAGTAGCAATAGCTCTACTATATATTTTTCTTGGAAACTTTTTTAGTAGTGACCACTTGTTTATAACTGGCTTGTATTCCATTTGAGTCAGGTCCTTTCCTTGGTGGAAGTTGATCCCATTTAACATTGGGCATATTATCTGTTAATGTAGGATTTCTCTCTGCTTTATTTCTTAATGATTGTTTATAGCTATCATTAAGATCAGATTGTTCTTGTTCCATTTTATTTTTCATTAGTTTAAGTTTAATTTTTTTATAGATACTATCACAGATGTAGGAATTATAACAGTGCTGCCTATATCTTCAAACGTTTTACCTTCTTTACTTTCAATGTAATCTCTGAAGATTCTAGTAACACCTTTACGTTGGCTTAAAAGATACCCTTTAGAGACCGCTACGGGTAGCTTGTCTTTGTCTAATGATGATAATGTACTCCAACCATCGTCACCTTCGATATCAACCCATCTTATCTCAACGAATGGATACTTAGAGATATCTCTTCCAAGTTGTTTGTAAGGCAAAGGGATAAATTTCTTTTTCTGTTTAGGCATTACCTCTTATACTGTATAGGGAGATTTTTGGGCAAAAAAGTTTTCAAAAATAAAAAAAAAGTCGCGCGCGTCGAGTAGCAGAGTGTGCCAAGTGTGCCACCGTAAATATTTGCCGTGGCACAGCTATAAGCTTTGGTATTCCACACTAATAGTCTAAAAACGTAAGTGTGCCAAGTGTGCCAGAGGTTTTTTTTACTTTTAAAAAAATAAAATTGCTCCAGAATCCTACTATACACTGGCACAGCTACCTCTTTAGCCCCATTTTCGTCACAAATGAAATACTGGACGCATTTGTGCCATAATTGATAATTTTCTTAACACCTTGGCCCTGCAATTCAATGTCCGCGTACGGCCTCCATTGTTTACTCATCAGATTTAGTTCTAAAATCAGATTCGCCCATTGTTTGGGACTTATGTTTGTCGCTGTTATAGTTACCTTTTTCATAATCAATACACAGTTTACCCTCTAGGTGGTCCATTTCGTGCTGTATGCACCTAGCCTCTAGATTGTAAAATGTTTTCTGTTCCTCCTCTCCATTCTCTTTGTTATACTTTAGAATTATTCTAATGTGTCTTTTTACATCTCCTTGTTTTCCAGGAGCTGATAAACACCCTTCTACATCACGTAATATTTCGTCAGATTTCGTGATTATTACCGGATTTATAAATACTTTAGGATTTTCTCTGCTGCGTGAGCAATCCATTATAAATATTTTTTTCTGATAACCTACCTGAATTGCTGCAATACCAATTCCTTGGTGTTGATACATAGCTTTTGTCATCCATTTAATAAGTCTGCTATCCTTATCATCAAGTGGAAAAGGCACGTCTTTA